TGCTGCGTTGAGCGAACTACCTGTAGTACCTGCTGGTGTGTATTTAACCACAAAGTCTCCACCTACTCCTGTTCCTGTTCCTCGTGACGGCTGCAGTATCATATCTGCCCCTGCAACATCTGTGCCTGACGCATCTGACCCGTGGTAGGTGATGTCTGCTGGGGTAGTAGTTGTAACTCCTTCTCCAATGTACACATCTGTTACGAATGTCGCCTCACTACCCATAACTAGCTGATTGTCCGCAGTGGCTGTTGCTGATGCACCGATAACTATAGACCCGTTTGTTTCTGATGTTACGTCTGCCTGACTACCGATAACCACGTTCTCGTCCCCGTCTAGCAATGTGTTACCAGCATTACGCCCAAGAAGTGTATTGTTGCTTCCTGTTGTTATTGCTGAACCTGCAGCTGAACCAATAGAAGTGTTTGACCCACCCCCTGTCATTGACTGCAAAGACTCTTTACCCATGGCTGTGTTAAAGTCACCCCCAACCAAAGCTGCTCCTGCGTTAATACCTAGGAAGGTGTTACTTACTGCGCTTGAGAGTGATGGGCTTACTGTTCCTATTATTATCGAGTTGGTCTCTGGTGTGTGGATTGTTGCCAAGTCTACAGTAAGGGCGTTTGTTGTTTTGTTGTATGTAAATTCTGCGTCTTCCCCTACTGTATTCCCATCGTTAAATAGCACGCGTGTGTCTGTACCTCCTGTGATAGTATCGCCCATTGTAAACCCACCAGAGCTATTGGTCTGGGCTTCCCACTTTTTAGTTGTTGAGTTGTAGGCTAGTACCTGGTTGTTGGTTGCTCCTTGTACAGAAGCCTTGTTAACGTCCCTCATAGAGCTCAAAAACGTCGCTCCTGAGCCTCCAGCGTATGGGTTGGGTACAAAGCCTATCTTCTTGCGAAACTCTGCTACAACGTCGTCTGTAAGCAATACTTCCTTGGCTGCATCTGGTAGGTTCTTGAGGTTGCGTGCATCTAGTTGTTGGTCTCCACGTAGCTTGTTTACTACTGTGGCTACTTTACCAGCAAGTAGGTTAAGGTCTGCGATAACACCATCACGACCATCCTTACCGTCTACACCATCCTTCCCATCTTTGCCGTCTTTACCTGCGTCACCCTTGTCACCCTTAGGGCCTTTGATACCTTGAACACCCCGAGGGCCTTGAGCACCGTCCTTACCATCACGCCCATCCTTACCATCTTTACCACGCACCTTGTCTAGCGTACCCAAAACAGACGTTTCCTTTTCCATTACGTCTTCTAGTTCGTGGATTTTATCTAGCAACAAAAGTTCCTTGTCAGCCCCGCCGAGGGCAGCAAGTTCTTGTAGATCTTTTGTTCGTTTTTGTTGTTTTGTAGCCATATGTGGATAAAGTGTTGACAATTTGGTAATGTTTGGTAGTGTGAGGGTATGTTTATACTAAATTTTGCATTAGGATTCCTGATATTTATAGGTGCATTTCTACTATTGGTCGCCATCTTCGGTTGCCGATCGTAAACCTTGCGCTCCTGATTCTATAAACTGGGCATTAGCTGCTGCCTCTTCTTTTAGCGCGTCCAAGACTTTCAATGACTCCTCAGTGAACTTTCCGCTCTTTGCTTGCTTGGCAAGATCTTTCACGACACCCTTGTTCAAGCTACTCACTGCTCGCGCTAGTGATAATCTAAATGCTGGTGACTCCGTAAGTTTTTTTGCAGCAAGAACCCCTAATGCGCCGCTCACCCCAAATTGTGAGAAACCTCCTACACCCAATAATAACTCGAAGACTGTCGCACCTTGTCGTGTGAGGTCTTTTGCAGCCCTCTTGAGAACCATCTCTTCAAGCTCAAACGAAGACTGAACCTTATTATTTAGTTCCTTAATAACATTCCCTTTATCGCCTCCGATATTGGCTGACACTTCGTCTTCAATAAATGTCTTAATGTCCCTTCTTATATTAGCTGCACCTCTTGCTCTTGCGCTGTCTTTAACTCCTCCTGTCTTATCAAAGATTTTATTCCCAAAAGAGTCGTCCAATAGTTCTTTTGTAGTTTGGAAGTCATTCAATGTGTACGTACCCTTGGCCTTCAGATCTTGTATCTGCTTAATTATGTCCTCGTTTCCTGCTGGTAGGCTCTTATAAACATCTTCTAGCATGTCTAGTGTTTGGGTAACACGTACAACCTGGTCTCCTGTATATGTTTTTTCTACACCATCAATCAAGCTCCTCACCTGGTCTTTTGACACTATTTTTAATTCTTCAAGATCCCTCAGTAGGCCCTTTTGTGTGTTAGCACGTGTTTCTTTCAGCACAAAATCGCTCAACTTGTTACCTGTTAGTTTTTCAAATGTTGACACATCCCCAGGTGTAAGATCTAAAGCTTTAACTACACCCCCTTCGGTTATAGCAGACCTTGAAAACGGAGCCACGTCTGACGCTATCTCAGATATTGCCCCACCCTTTTTAGGGCGAAACTTAGACAAGAAGCTAATAGACTGAGATGCAGCTTTCCCTGCCACAGACAGCGGCTCTAGTGCCTGCCCTGCCTTAGTGATTGCCTCACCAACTTGCGACACTCTTCCTACCCTACTAACAGTTCCAGCCCCCTTCACTGCCGCACCTGCACCTGAAACAACTGCTGCGACATCAGCCAATACACCCACTGGATCTTCAACAACGCTTTCTTTCACGTTCTCAATCCCACCGTAACGCTCCTTGAAAAATGCACCTATCTGTTTTGCTGTTTCCAGGTCTTGTGTGCCCTCAGCCTGTAGGTTCCCTTGGGCATCACGCTGTAGTTCTGGCAAACCTTGTTCGATACGACGCTGGTTAGCCATTTCCAAGAAACGTCTCCCAAATTCAGTTTTTTCAAGCGCAGCTTCGCCGATTGCCTCACCTGCTCCCTTAACAGCACTAACTACTGCCTTTACTGTTCGTTTTGGGTGTGTGATAGCCCCACCCACAGCTTTAACAAGCTCTTTCCCAGACCTTGGAATATTCAAAAGTGTGCGACCGATATTTTTAATAGGCTCTCTTGGCTCAAACTCGCGAGCTGGTTCAAATCCAGTTCCGATGTTCCCGTCCTCTTGTGCCACAAGTTCCTGCAGTTCACTAATTCTGGTACTCCCAGTACCTTGAGTTGCTGGTGTTGAGAACCCAGTAATAGCATCCATTTGTTTGATTTGTTCTGGGGTAAGCATGTTAGTCAATTTGGTTGTTAATTTGTAAATATTCCAACACTTGAGCATCTGTAAAGTTCGCACTGTACAATGACTCTATAATCGGACGGATTTGTGGGTTAGAAGTATACGCGTCTGTAACTGTGTCTTTTATTTCTGCTGCTCCCTTGGCTCCCTCTTCCATACCTGCAACTCCATCAAACGACACAGAGGCAACATCTCGTATCACATAATCCCCTGGTACATTCAACTGCGCAGCTCGTTTTTCAAACTGACTCTCTAGTAATTTCTGCTGGGTATAGCCAGCTTTGTACAACAACTCAGCACGATCCACAAAGTCTGACCTTTGTTCTTCATTCAATCTTTGCCCACTTACTGTCTTGTTATAGAGTGATCTAATTTTACCTGGTAACCCAGCCGCGTTTTGTGCATTGGCAAATTCACCCTCACGCACAGTGGATCCTGGATCAAGCACTTTCATGTAATTGAAAATCAAAGCCAAGTCACCAGCTGCACTCGGTTCCTCTGCTGATGCCAATATTCTGTTGTACGCATCTGTTTGTTTAATAAATTCTCCTGATTGCTTGTCAAAATCATCCTGCAGCTTCATCACGATATTTACCTGATCTTTGTCTAGTCTCACCTCACCCTGCTTTATAGCCCGTTCACGAGCCTCCATAGATGCGACTTCCATGTTTATTTTGTTCAACTGCGCTCTCTGTAATTGTGTCTGTAGTGATGACCCGAACCGCCCAGCAATGCTGATTGCATCTGATATGGACTCCGCAGACTGCACCCTCTTGACTAGTTCATTTCCTCCACCATTCGCCATAATATTGTTCATGAGGTCAAGTTTTGCATTTTCAAGATTAGTGGCGTTCCTTTCAACTCTGCGCATCTCGAAGTCTTGCCTTTTCAATTGTTGATCAAGCACGGCCTTTTGTGCGGTCGAAAGTAGATCATCATTGCGCTCAATAAAGAACTTTAGGTTCTCCACCTTAGCTTTTTGGTCGGCGACCATCAGCTCCACCTTTCGATCAACCGCTGCACGAGCATCTTCAAACCTACCAGAACGAGATTGGCGGATAACCTCTAGGTCTGCTAGTTCTCGGTTCTGCCTTCGCGACACGTCTTCTAGGCGTGCATTCTTTTGTGCTGCTGTAAGCCCTGTGGCATCCTGTAGGGCTTCTAGATCTCGCTTAAACCCTAGACTCTTTTGTCGTAGCTCATTCTCGATGTCTGTAAGCTCACTCCGCAGCCCAGAAAGGCCAGCAGCTTCTTCAAATGCTGCTACCTTTTGACCTTGCCGAGATTGCTCCCCCATCGCTTCTGCTAGTCGAGACATAAGAGCAGAATCGCTTGACTGCAGCTCTTGTACACGTGACTCGTCTATCTCACCGAATAGTTGATCCAACGAAAAAGGTTGTGGCTCTGGTAGTTCAACTTGAACTGGTGGTTGCTCTAGTTGAGTAGTGTCCACTGCTGTCGTGTCAGCTACTGGTGTGGTCTCTGTTTGGTTTTGTGCTAAGTTTTCATCCATATTATTCTTTAACGGTGGACTCGTTGATGGCTTTTAATTTATATAGTTCATTCTCCCCAGTGAATTGCATACACACTTTGAACTGTACCCAAGGTGATCTATTTTTGACTGGCATTCCGAAGGCTCTCCATTGCATTCCGTCGTCGAAGGTTGTTTCTCCTGCCTTAACCCACTTAGAGAACCTCGCTATTGCTGTGTTCGTGGTTACCCCAGTGAATGTGTCGTCTAGGTTTACTGTGTACGTTCCTCCCGCTTCTGAGATAGACGATATGTGCGCACACTTACCTCCACCCTCTCCGCGCACTATCTCAACTTCGTCACCCTCTGCATACGCAGAAACATTGTCAGTCGTTGTGAATGTGTCCGTATCTACCCAAGTAATGTCTGCCTGAGTGGGGACGTCCTCCTCTGTCCTATATTTTACCACAATTTTGTCTCCACTGTTGAGTAATTTTTTATATGTGGCATAAACTTTGCTCCAACTTTCCTCAATATTCCCAAAGATTTTTATAGTAGTAAAGTATCCATACTTCTGTGTTGTGTCCAGAACGTCGTTGTAGTACACAGCGTACTTTCGTGTTCCCGAAGACCCAGGGTAGAACACCCCTCCAGCAACTATATCCCCATTCGCTGAGGTTGAGCCATTCGATGGTGCTATATACTTTAGTGCTCCAGCTCGGTCAATCTGGTTCTGCCCGTAATCTAACTTACTTCCACTATCTGATGCGGTAACCGAGTGCTTGTGGTATAGACCGTTTGTTTCATTATACGCCCAAATACCAGAAGGTAGCTTCTCTGGTGTTGTGTCTAGCCCTCCAACGTCGTTGGCTATATTTATGAGAATCTCGTTGTCCTTAATAGTTATCCCGTTAGGGTGAATCCACTTAAAGTGCCCCTCTTGTTCATTACCCTCCAGTGGGTACGGGCCTATAGGTAGTTTTGCTACTTCTGTGAAAGACGCACCATTAAAACGCATCAGTCGCCCGATAGCGTCCACAACATATGGGATACCATCTTTTATAATACCCGCCACAACCCCGTAATCGAGATCAAAACGTGATGTTGGCGTGTTCTGTGTTGAACCGTCCCATGTGTATACAAGACCCTTATTCCCCCCTGCTCCAGTAAGACCAATCCAGAGCTTGTCGTTAGCAGCCTTGAGCATTGTAATAGAGTACCCGTCTGGGTATGTTGTAGGTAGCGCCAAGTCTAGTGTACCCGTAGTAGTAGAGATTACATCAGCCTTAGATATTGCTCGCACTTCAACAAAGTTAAGCACAACATAAATACTGTCCCCGAACTTCTCCAACAAAGTGTTCCCATCTGCGCTCCCAATACTCCCAACAGTAGTCCATGAGCTCCCATCGTATTTATAGACGAACATCGTCCCACCTAGTTGGGGGATAGTAGAAACATACACATAATCATTAAACTCTTTCATGTCTGCAGTGAGCACCTCCACAGACGCTGGTGTCGCAACCTTGGTGAACCCACTACTCGGGAAGGGTGTCGCAGACTTGTAAACATTATTCGCAGACAGTAGGTACACATCGTTGCCGTAGAACTCTACTGCTGCTAGTTCCTCGAAGTCTGATTCAGTGTCTTCATCGAAAGCTTTAATCATGCCAGTAGTTCTCACGGCCCCCTGGTTAGTGTTTAAGTCAATATTAAATGTACTATCAAGAGTCCCGAAGAGGTTACTGCGGTTGTACTGTTGAAACTGTCTTGATTGTGGGCCTGGAATCTCAAACGACATAATAATTAAAATCTACTTTCTAAATAAACAGGGATCCTGTAGAGCGCACCCTTATACTCGAACACTTTCCACTTATCAGGAAAATCATACACGCTCACACTGTCACCGTTGCTGTCTACTGCCACAATTGTTACATCAGAGTCAGTGACGTCAGCAAATCTCTTCACCCGACTGTCAACAACTTTTTCAATGAAATCGTCGTTGTGGACATTCAGGACTGACTCAAGCATCTTCTTTACTTCTTCAAGCTGCCTCCGCATGTCTTCAAATTGTTGTTTCTCTTCTGGTGTCATATTTTCCTATGAAATTAACTCCGCAAGTATAGCAGAACATGTAACCGTGTTTGAACCAGCTGTAACTGAATACTGGACCGTTAACTCAATATCTAAATTGGTCGTGCTGTCTTCAGTAGCTGACCCTGTTGCTACTACGTATGTATTAGAAATTCCAGATGCCCCACTACCTATAGCTGTAGGCCCTAAGGATGCATGGAGCTCAGAGTGAGATTCCTGTGCGCTTGTGCCGCCATTTCCATAAAGATTCAGTACAACCTTACCCGTGTAACTTAGTTCACTAGCCCCCGTCTCCCCAAGAGTATGGCTTGCTAAAGTTGTTGAACCGTATTTTACCTTAAAAGCATGGTCAGACCCACCGTTCCGCAAGTTACCCCCTGTTAAGAAAAAAGTAACTCTGACAATGTTGCTGGTGCTTAGTGTGTTGCCATTCAAAGTAAACGACCCCAAAGAGGTCTCCGACGTAGACCCAGATGCTGTAGTATCTGAGGTTGTAAGGTGCACCTTATTTGTTTGCAGCGTACCAACAGCTGCCCATTTTACACCAGCCGACTCTGCGCTGTCTGCAACAAGCACTTGGTCGTTAGACCCCACCGCGACTCTCGTATTATCTGACCCATCATGAACGACAAGGTCACCCTTTGTTGTTGTCGGAGCTAGATTGTCAAACCCTTCAGTTTGGGTAGACGCGTTCGTCCCTCCGTTGGCAATAGCTACGGTCCCTGAAAGCTGTGACACTCCGATTGTTTTGTTAGTAAGTGTCTGTGTATCTGAAATACCCACAATATCTGACGCTGGCATTACTTGACCGTCTACGAGGTCCCCGTCTGCGTTCCATTGAGAAGCGTTACCGTTGGTTCCTGCTGTTCCCGTGATGATTGTTGCGTCTGATCCTGACTTATCTGTAGCGTCAATGTCTTCTGTCTTTACGGTACGCCATGTAGACTGTCCTGCCCCATCTCCTCCTAGAACCTTAGTAGCTGAAGGTGTGGAAGCATCAATACCCACCTTGGCTTGGAGGGCTTCAATAGCGTCATTAGCATCTGCATGCTGAGTAGCGTGCTTCAGTGCGTCTGTCGTGTTATTTACTTTGTCTGAGCCCGTAGGATTCGAGAACGAATCAAGGCTGGTTGGATAAACTATAGTCATACTATGATTTGGATACGTCTGTCCAGGCTGGGACAGTACCTACCCCGTTGTAATAAACTGTTAATTGGGAATCTGGGTCAATGTCTTCATCGTATGTCATGTTTGGCTCATTGTAGTCCCATCCTCCTCCTGCCATTCCTGGCTTCTCGTTGTTGTCCCATGTTGCCATAAGCCTTATACGTAACTGACGCGCTTAACTCGTAATTGGGGTCGATCGTCCTTGTCTCTCGTGTTGTAGAATGCCTTGATCCTTTCCTCCTCTTCTTCGATCATAACTTTCATGTTCTTTGCCTGACTGGTCTGTACTGAATCTATAAAGTAATTAAATGCTGCAATTCGGTAAATGAGCGCATGGTATAGCTCTGGGATACCAGGAGACTTTGTGGTGTCTGAGGTAGCAAAGTAACTAGGCCCACGTTGATATGCAACACGAAGACCCCCAGAAGTGGTAACATCTGCGGCTGCTGGTGCTGGGTATAGGAACAATGCGTTAGCTTTCTTGTCGTAGTACTTAGGTAGACCATCTGACTCCATAAACTCTGTCGGTGATACTCCTGATGCCTTAATATCTAGCTCATCAATCGGTAGTACTACACGGAAGTCTCCGTTAGCGTCCTTAACGTACACGTGTTCAATCTTCATCTGTGCATCATCGAGTGTGTAATCCTGCTGTCCTGCTACTAGGTCTGTGTTACCAATAGGATAATCAGTATAGTTGCTATCATCAAATTGCCACCGTGTGTCGGAGGCTAGTATGACTGACTGTACTCTGTTGAGCCCGTCGTTTATATAGCGAGTAAACCTAGCTAGTAGATTAGTGTTTCCTGAGATTTTGGTGTATTCACCACCAAAGCACAAGTCTTCGCAAGCTTGTACTAGACCGTTCTTGTTAGTTGTGTCTGAGAATTGTATTGCCATAGTTAAAATGAGACCATCGCAACGTTAGTCTGTTATATTATACCATATTTGTACGTAACGTACTATAAAGAGGATAGGGTGTTGCGAGTCCTTAGACTACCCCATCCTCATTATAGAAAACTACGTAAGGCTTCGTCCCATAAGTGTACGTTTTTTTCGTACGTCCAATTCTCGGTCACAAACTCTCTCGCACGTTCTCCCATTATCCTCCGCTCTGTTTTGTTCTTGATTAGGTATGACAGCTTCTCTTGCCATTCGTCGTCCTCCGCCAGAAAGCCCGTCAGACCGTCCACAATCGTCTCTGTGCCATGTATTGGCTCTTTGTAGGGATATACTCCACTAGCAATAGTCGGCACTCCTAGAAGCGAATTCTCTAGCCATTTGATGTGCGACTTGGATTGATTGAAAGCGTCGTTTACTAAAGGAGCGATAGCTATATCCCATCTCCTTGAAGCAAGAAGCTCAGGGAATCCACGCCATGATGGTGTTCCTGCCACTCCGTTGAGGTTCTTAAAGTGTTTGTCGTCCCATCCATGGAATACTTTATCCACACTGTCTGCACGTACCCCTCCTACTACCTCAAAGTGAGCATCATACTTGTCTATGAGCTTCTTTATGGCTGGAGTTGCTATTGAAAGGTCTTTATCATGAGTTATGGAGCCATGCCAACCGATATTCACATAATTTTCCTTGTTTCTGGGTTGTTTCTTCCAATCTTCTGGGTCGCAACAGTTAGGAAGCACGAATACAGGCATTTCTATCTTGAAAATGTCCTTTAGGTAGCCTTCATAGTAGTCCTTGAGTGGTTGTGTGGAGACAAACAGGCCATCTACCATGGACATAGCAGCTACAGCTAGTGCTTTCTTCACTCCCTTGTCTCCGTCACCATAACCTTTCTCGTAAACTGGGTTATCTGGGGATATTTCTACGATATTGTCGTCTAAGTCCATGATTATGGGCACTCCGAGGTCTTTCGCTGCTCCAATCACCTCACCAGACTGCTTTACATCTGTTTGTTTGATAACCACAAGGTCATACGGCATAAATAGCTTCTTGTATGACTCAAATCTGTTGTTTTGGTCGATCTTCTCTGCTAGCTCCATGCCTGCAACGTCTACTTCCCAGCCTATCTTCCTCAGATACTCTGCTGGTTTCATTGTTCGGTAATAGCCGATACCACCGTACTCTCCTGTAGCACGGCGGTAGGGGCTTTCCCAGTCAGTCATGATCATTAAGATCTTCATGCAGTCTTGATAGCTTTTAGGCTTGCAATGGCGTTCTCGATAAGGGTTGTGTACACATCGAGGACTGTGTATTTGTCTTTCAAGAAGATACCGTCGATAACGTTCATGTAGTACTCCTTCTTGTACTTAAATATCCACAGTGCCTTGTTGTCCTTGGTGAAAATGATGTCGATCTTGGTCTTTGCGCTCTCTACTTGGTAGCGAATGTCCAAATCGAGCTTATAGTCCTTACCGTAATACTGCTTGAGCTTCTCTTCGACAATGTTGTCGGCTATACATACTTTGAAAATACTAGACATTTTGTTCTTCGGCTAAAAAGGCTTTTAATGATACCAGCTTTCCTTTGACCATAGCGAAGGCTGTGTCTATTGTCTTGTATGGTACTCCCAGTGCGTCTGTGTACCCATAACTTACATCTTCGTGAATCTCTTTGGGTGGTACTGCTACTCCCACGTACTCATCTCCCCAATACACCCCTGCAATGTCGTCATGGTTAGGGTTTACTCGGATGTTCAGCTTCTCGTCTATTTCTTTTTGTAACTTTAATTCAAAATCTTTTGTAGTCATAATATTGGTTGGCAACACAACCTAACTGAGCTTACTTCCAAACTCCTTGGGAGGATTAGTTTGGTAGTCCCCCCAAGAAATAAGCTCAATTAAGATTTAACCTTAGTTAGATCCCATTGTAGCAGCTGTCTTTAGCTCGATAACCCATGCTGAGTTAAGAACTTTAGCGACGAAGAGAACCTTCCATCCTACAGTTGAGTATAGGTCTAGAGGGTTGCTAGTGTCACCAGCTGATGGATTCTTTACAAGAATCTTTGGCTCTGACTGACCTTCGATGTCAACGATACCGTAAGCGTGCTTTCCGAATACAAAAGTAGTGTAGATGTCTACGTTACCTGATCCAGCGTCAGCTGATACCATCTCGTTGTTAGTTTCGAAGAACTTAACACCGTGCAAACGTCCGATTTCACCATTCTTGATGAGTTCAGCGTTTACGTATCGGTTAGCGTCAAGCCACTCGCTGTCTCCACGGAGGTCTGCAGCTACTGTAACTGAGATGATTCCGTAGTAGAGTCCTCCTTCAAAAGTAGGAGCTTTGTTAAGCTTTAGAGTTCGAACAGCCTTTCGGATCTCAACACCATCGATGATGTCTGTAGCTGTAACAGCTGTAAGAGCCAATGAGTTTACGATCTGTGCAGTTCCACCACCGTCTAGCTCATCACGGATGAGTGTGTCGATAGTTTCTCCAGCGTTCTGTCCCATGATGTCTACTTCTTCCTTAAGACCTTCGTCGATTGAAGTCAATTCGTATAGGTCTGAAGTCTGAGTGTAGTTTGCGTACTGTGCTGCAGCAGCTGAAACAGCTGTTGTAGACATAGCTACTGCTGATGGAGTAGTTCCTTCAGTGATAGCTGATGTAGCAACTGCTAGTGGGGTCATTCGGTTCCACTGTACAGTCTTACCCATGTTTCGCTTGATTTTCTTAACTTGTGCTCCCACTGCGTGGACAAGCATGAGCTTTGCTCGCTCTAGGAATACTTTATCGTAGAAAGTACTCATGTGGTCGGTCAAACCTGTTGTTAGGTTGTTTGATGCCATAGTATTGGCCGCTTTGCCAACAAACTAATAAACTTATAATGCTAGTAATTTAGTTAGCGTGCGGTAATATCTTTTCCAGTTCCTCGATAGACATGTTCTTAAGATCCTCTTGAGAGTACTTCTTATCAAATGCGGTTTCTGTACCTGACTTGATGGACGCAGCTGCGGTTGCCTTCTCTTGGGTAACCATTTCCTCAACTACTTTCGCGCCTATCTTATTTGCAAGGAAGGACTTGCCACCAAGCTTCATGATCTCATCAACCATTGATGGAGAGTAACCCTCGACACGAAGTTCTAGTCGTTCAAGTTTATCGTTCTCTGGAGTGTTGTTAATAGGTTTTTGTTCCGCAACAGAACTATCTTCTTCTTCACTTTCCATAGCTTTAGCAGCTTTGGTAAGTTGTCGTTGCATGATACCTAGCTTCTTTTTAAGCTCGGCGTTCTCTTGAGCCACATCAGTATCTTGCTCTTGATTTTCTTGAGTTTCCTCAACAGGAGTCTCCACCTGCACTTCATTTGTATTTTCATCCATAATGATAAAGGATTAATGATTTTTATACTGAGAATCATAACTCGATGAATAAGGGATTTTTGAATGGAATCATAACCATGTTGAGTTGAGTTTACGCTAAAGCTGGGCCTCCTAGTGCTGGGTTAACTGTGTTGTATACAGCTCCTACTCCCCATGCTCCGTTGGCATCTGACCATAGCATTTCTACTGTGTCTCCTGCGTCCGCAAAAGTGATTGTGGTGAACCCTGCTAGGTTTGCTGGTGTTAGTGTTCCGTCTCCTCCGTCACCTACCATCATAATCTTCTTGAGCTGGTTGTCCTTTGTACCGTCGGCTAGTGTTAGCGCATCTGCACCAGTAGTAGTAACGTATGTAAAGTATTCTGTAACCGTAACTGCTCCTGCACCTGTTAGGGCTTGTGGCCCTGCAAACGGAACATGTATTGATGCGTCTGGCTCTACGGTTACGTTAATTTGATCTCCTGTGTCTGTCACAGCCATCTTAGCTGTGTTACTAGTCTGGAAATTGAGGACGTTACCATCTCCTACTTTTGCTCCGTCTTGCTTAAATGTGATTGACATAGTGCTTACTTAAATTGCTACTTATTAAAACCTTTTTGCTGAAATGCTTTCATCTCAGCTGCCGAAATGGCTCCCTTTGCAACCTTCTTGGCTGCCTTCTTGACTGTCTTCTTGACTGCTTTTTTTGCTGGCATGTTATTTGTACGAGACTGGCTCTCTTCCGAACCTTTCTCGTGTCGACTTAAATAAAGCTTGTAATGATCTGATACTGTCTTGGATCCTCTGTCTAGCTATGACCTCAGCGTGGACAACACTAGACGGTAATGTGGCGTCAATGGCCTCTATGTCTGTCTCATTGTTGAAATGCGTGATTATGAACTCTTCAATGAGTGGCCAATCTGGGTGTGTTACAAATGTTTCTACAAGATGTTTATCCATATGGTTATAGTACTTCTGCTAGTTGAGGGTCTTGTTCTTGCTTCTGTGGTGGGATCTTTCCTGTCTGTGCTGCTTCCTGTGGAACACCTTGCTGTTGTAGTGCTTGTCGTCTTGCGAAGGCTAGCTCAAGTGATGCGGTATCAATACCAATCTCTCGACCATAGTTGGTAACAAAGAGTCGTCCTACTGGATCATCTAGTACTGCTGGGTTCTGTACCATCTGGAAGTATTGTAGTGTGTTTCCTGCGACCTTAGCCATGTCCTTTTTCTCGTTGTCGATATGCACAACAATGTCTCCAATACGCTCCTCATAGTACCCCTGCAATACCTTTACATAACGGTTTGCGCTCTTTGTGTTTACTTCCTTGGCGATTTCTTCACGTAGCTCCTCTCCTGCTAGTACGTCTACTACGCTTCCCTCAATAGCACGCTTGATGACTTCATCTCGGAACTTGAGTGCAATAAGCTTCTCGTTGATCTGTAGGATGTCGTCTGGCTCTCCCACAATGCGTAGGAAGTGCTCGTCTTTAACGTTCTTGAGTAGTTCTGGAACCAGGAAGGTCTTGATGTACTTGTCTGATACGAAGTTAGCAAAACGCTCTCGATCCTGTAGGTGAACGAGTACTTGGTTGTTGTTCTGTACTACTACGTTAGTGGCTGGTGTTGAGCTAGGTACGTCTCCTCCCATAAGAAGGTCGTTAGCGAAGGTAAGCTTGTCTGCCTGTGAGCTGTACGTAACCATTTCGCTATTAAACGCTGGTAGGTTACGCTCCTCGTTGACGATAGGTGTAAGTGCTCCTTGGTTCTTGGTCTTGATGACATCTCCGTTCTCTAGGTCTGAAAGGATGTTGTTGAGTACTGTAGGATCTGCTGTCTGGAATAGGTGAAGTGCTGAGATCTGCATTGAGATACGCTTCTGGTTAGCTACTTCGTTCATTCGTTGCTGTGTATCGAATAGAAGCTCTGGAATACCAATACCCATCCATCGTCCTTCTGTCTTGACTAGGTGGTGGTCGATAACAGGAACATCTTTAGTCCACTTGCTCTTGAATAGGCACTGCCCCATGTCATGTGTGGTTGTTGTACCGTCTTGATGTTCATCTACTACAATGTCAAAAGGCTCTGCTACGATAGCTAGGCTCATGATCTCTTCTTCACTGTCTCCTCCTTCGATCATCCACTTTGGTGTATACCCATAACGCTCGTATACCTCAATAAGCTTGCTTGATGTTGTCCCTACGTCTTTACCGTCATCTTCGTAGGTTTCTGCTGATGCTGAGCGTCCTGACCGTTCAATAACTGCTTCTACAGCTTCTGCGTCCCAGCCTTGTTTTACCTTTTCTCGTAGTTGTGTAGGTGTCAGCACGTGCTTAATGGTCACAAAACGACTGTCCTTGAGGCTTTTGGCTTTAGGGTCACAGAATATGTCCTTGAGTGGCACAACCTCTGGCTTTCCACCGTCCAATACCTTGAGAACTACTGTACCGTAGGTAACAAGTGGCATAATCATGTCGTTTAGATCCTCTGAGAAGTTAACCTTGTTAGCAAAACGCTCAAATTCCTTGTTCAATAGGTGAATTGCCATCTCTGACTGTGGTTCTATCTCGTCTAGGCGTACATCCTTCACGTCTATATCAAAAAACCGCGCAACTGCTCGTACTCGGGGTAGTGTAATATTAAAAAAGATACGGTCAGCACCGTTGTTGTCGGTGGAGAAAGGACTACTGCTGTTAGTCGGTGAGTAAAACTGTGAGTTCATGTACAAGTGAATACGCTTTATAGTCTCGTACTGGTTGAAAGAGTAACCCTCAACTACACGTACAGAGTTATAAACTAGGTCGTTCACTTCTTGCCTAATTGTTCCTTGGATTGATTGCATGATGAAAAGCTTAGTGCCGCAACTGCTTTCAGCGGTTAATATACGCTATTATTATACCATACTTCTGTTCCTTGAGCGATTAGCGAGTATCCTTTGTTCTTGTAATCGGTCTACTCGGTAAATCTCTGTAGTTGCGAAGTACCTCATCATGTCTGCTGCATGAGAGTTTTCATCGTGAGCTGGCTTGTTTTTGAAGACTCCTCGCTTTTCGTCCCATTCCTTATGGTAACGTCGTAGTCTTTTCAACAAGGTTGCACACTTCACCTCGTCAAACCATAACTTATAGAACTTAGTCCTCAGAGCGTCTATACCTTCCTGTATAGCTCTTCTAGGTACTACGTTGTAATCTACCCCCAAAGAGCGTGCTGTGTCCCTTCTGGAGACTCCTGTGCCTAGTTCTCGCACTTCTATATCGTGTGGTGCGTAGTGTGCTTCATAGGTGTACGGCTTGTGTTTCATTCTTGAAATAGCTTCCTGTAGGCTCTCACCTTCAAACTCTTCAAAGTCTATGCACCTGTACTCTCGTGGCGTTATTTGGAAGTAACCTATAGCAAATGAGTCTGCCATACCGAGATCGCACCATGTGTACACTGGTAGCATTGGGTCGTATAGGTTTGGTACTATCCTGTTCTCTTGTGTTGCTAGGTCTAGTTGTGTCTTGTAGTACGCTCCTTCTACACCAAAGCCTTCCCATGAACCTTCTAGCCACGCACGTCGTAGCTCTGGGTCTTGGATAGAATGCAAGTACTTAATGTAGTCTGGATCGTTCTCTACTAGAACCCTGTTATCAAATACTGTTGATGGTACAAATAGGAAATGTCTCCCGTTTCTCTCAAACGCCACCTCGTTGGTTGGCTTGTCTGGGATTCTCCATCGTTCTTTTACCCAGTCATGTCCTGCACCGTCTGGGTTAGTTGTACAAAATACCTGTGTTTGTATCTCTGGGACTGTTGATCGGACAGAAGCCAATAGCTTTTCATAGTCAGTCTCCCTTGAAATGTGTGTAAGCTCCTCAATAACCAGCTTGTGATATTCGTGCCCTTGGTACTTTTGGTAAGCGTCTTTATCCGCTAGGTGACCTGTGCGTATTCTCGCCCCAGATGTAAATATAAAAGTGTCACCAACGTACTTACCACCTACCCCATGATACATGTCTCTGGCTCTATCTATCCAGTCTGATAGGTCTGTTGCATTCCTACGAATAACGAGTGCTCGATACTTTGGGTTGTGTATATCATAAAGTAACCAAGCCATTCCAGCGTCAGTCTTGCCACCCCCTCTAGCTCCACCAAATAGTATCTCATCGGCTTTACTCTGTAGGGCTATCTTCTGCTTCGGTTGTGCTTCCCATTTTTTCTCCATTTTTTTCGGGTAGTATTATCACACCTGTTCCAGTAATGTTCGCAGTTACCTCAGAAGGTTGTATAGGCTTGCCATGTAGTCTATCCAGTAAGTCTTTATAGAACCTGTAGTCGCCTTTGCGTGCGCTTAGTAGTCCTTTCTGTATGATCTCAAGCTCTAAGTCGTCAGGTTGCATGTCTGCCTTCTCAGCTATCTTTATAAGGGCCTCTTTGTATAAGGTTGCATAGTTCTTTTGCCCCTTTGGTCTTCCTGGCCCTCCTGGTGTTAGGTTATCCAATCTTACATCTCTCGAATTGTTTTCGATTTTATCACTCATATGTATTGATTATACCACTTTTTCAGCAGTCTGTCCTGTGTAGTCTTCCCAACGCTTTATTATTACATCGATATATCGTGGGTCTAACTCCATCATGTAGCACTTTCTGTTTAGTTTCTCTGCTGCTATTAGTGTGCTTCCGCTTCCTCCAAACGCATCGTATATGATGTCTCCTATTCTCGAGCTGTTTACTACAAATTTAACGATCAATCCGACAGGTTTCATTGTTGGATGCTCTTTGTTTCTGCTCGGCTTATCGTACCTTACCACTGTCGTCTTTCGTTCATTCCTGTAATGAGTTACTAATACTTGCAAGTCTTCTTTTTTGAGTTTCTTAATGTCAACCTCATCATCAATCACTGTTGTCTTATCGAACATGCCATACCATCGGTGTGCTGCTCCCCCCTTCCATCCGTAGAGTATTGGTTCGTGTTGCCATTGGTAGTCTTGCCTTCCTAGAACAAGTGAGTTTTTAACCCATATCACACATTGTTTTAGTTCGATTCCTGCATCTTTGAGTGCTTTTCTGAAATTAACGCCTTCACTGTCTGCGTGTGCTACATAAATCGGGCATCCTTTATGCATAATTGCGTTAGTCTGTGTGTAAAAATCAAATAAGAATTGGTAAAATTGCCCGTCTGTCATGTTGTCATTCTCAATCTTTAGTCCAGTTCCACCTTCATAATCCACATTGTATGGAGGGTCAGTCCACACCATTTCTGCAAGTTCCCCATTCATTAATGCTTCCACGTCTTTCTGCTCCGTACTACTACCACACATAACCCTATGCTCTCCTAGTTTATATATATCACCTAGTTTACTTGTTGGTTCCTCTGGTACTTCGGGTACTTGGTCATCTTTTTCTTCTGGCTCGATAATTAGATCAGTATCAAAACCAGTAAGGTCAACAAGGTCTGGGATCTCCTTTAGCTCATCAATCACTAGTTGCATGTCCCAATCGCTTTCGTTGAGCTTGTTATCAGCTAGTCTGTATGCTTTGGCTTGATCTTCAGTGAGGTCTACTGTGAGTACTGGTACATCTTTTAAACCTAACAGCTTTGCAGCCTCCAGTCTTCCGTGTCCTACAATAACTACATTATTCTTGTCTACAACAATTGGTTGATTGAACCCGAACTCTTTTATGCTATTAGCCACCTGTTGCACCTGTTTCTTGGGATGCTTCTTGGCGTTCTTTTCGTATGGTTTTAGGTTTTCTATTGGTGTTGGTATCATGATGTTTGTTTAGGCTTAAACTTCTTCCTCTTGGACTTCTCTATAAACAACGGGTGTTTTTCTAGTTCCCCATACTGTAGCTCTATGTAGTTGGTTGGTCTGTTTTCTTCCCAGAAGTCATACTTAACTTTAGCTATGGGGCCTTCTTCTACTCCATATTTAGCCAGTTCTCGTGGTTCTTCCTTTTCAGTCCAGTTTATTCGCTCTTGGGAGGCTATTATGTCTTCTACTGGTCTAACCATAAATACTACAAGGACATCATCTGGTAATAGGTGGAGTAAGTGACACATGCCTGGGCACTGCACTACAATGTTTTCGTTTCTCTCTATAATCTTGTGCCACTGGTTTACTGCGTGTGCTCCGAAGTCCATCTCGTCAATGAGCTTATAGCCAGTGTCTTCTGCGATCATTCTACTTGCTATCGTTGTTCCGCTTCTTTGCGGGCCGCTCACTACTATCTTCTTGTGTTTCTTTGCTAAGTTCTTGAACATATGTGTATATCTCTTGGTTTTTCGCGTCTAACTGCTTCCCTAGTTCTACGATCTTCCCCTTGTGTGCGTCTATCTGTGCCATTAGGTCGTATGCTTCTGCTTTTAGTTCTTTTGATTTTTCCATAATATAAATAAAAAAGGGATACCAACAGACGTTGATACCCCTTCCGATCCAAACCACCCCTAATTTGAAGGTTTTACTACTTTAAATGTTTGCTCAACCTTGACATTGCAGCCTGTACACGAATATGTGTATGTTATTTCTGATTTTTGGAAATTATGGCTGAAATTCACGCATTTGGTTTCTGTTTTAGCTTTACACTGGGGGCAGTATTTAGTTACTACTAACATAATATTCTGTTTTGATCTTCACCCATTATACCATTTCTGGTTAGTTCAATACAGTGTGGGTGTTGATAAGTTCCTGCTGTTGTTCTACCACTTCCTGGATAGCTTTAGTGTTTTGCTTCTTGAAAAATAGCGACAATACGAAGCTAATCAACACAAATGCTACTAGAGATATAATCATTATTTGAATCCACAACTCTACTTTCGCTAGTACTTTTGCTAGTTTTCTCATATTTATTCCAACGTGCTCGAGCTGCATTTCTGCCTCGCTCGCTGCGTTCTTTAGCTGATAATTTAGTTATTCGACCATTATATCTACCTATAAGGCTTCTGAGAAAAGACATTGTGCCCTTCTCCACTTGCCCTGATTCCAGTATAGCACGTACTATTCTCTCTTGTTCGGTCATAGTGTTTTTAGCTTTTTAAGGTTCTGGTAATGCCCTGGTGTGTACCCTAGCTCGATCTGCTTTTGCTGTGAAAGTATTTCTTTCTCCTCCTTGTTCTCCCCCTCGGTAAGTGTTCTCCAGTCTCGGTCTGCGTTTACTACATGAAATACAATGTCGGTAAGGGTTCTTCCTGGAATATCTGCGAGTACTGGGTACATTTGTTTTGCCATACGTGCCATAGCTGTGTACTTACCACTAGTTTTGCGTGCTTCTGGGTATTTATTTAGTATTTGTTGTAATATTTTCTTTCTCATATTTTGTAAAATCACATGACGATGGAAACTCACCCTTTACTCCAAGGAGTACAATACCGCAAAAAAATACGAACATACACAAGGTAAGAAATACTTTCACTCCAAATGGTACGGGCGGCAAATTACACATAACCTAACATCTCATTGTCTTTTAATGTGGCTTGCTTCTTTGCTAACCGCACAAACTCCTCGACCTGGGAGATAAACGCCTTCTGCCTTCTCATTGTTCTGTAAATGTCTTCTGCCTCTAGTTTAGCTGTAGCACTTGCTACGCTGTCGCCATCTGAAATCAATGCTGCCTTGAACCGCGCGCACTGTTGCTCTGCCTCAAAGTACTTATCGTGTTCTTCCCCGATTAGGCTATTGAGAAATAGTGCTGCCTCCATCCACCTGTGTGGCCCTATCATTTCTTTTTCTCTTACCGCGTTGTTGAAGTAATCGATTATTGAATTGCAAGTGCGAGTGTCCATACTAGAAAGGAATATCTTCTGGGTTAATTTCCTCTGTTACTTCTGGTCGTTCCTCCTGGACTTTCTTTTCTAGTCCTACCTTTTCTCCGATCTGCACCAACATGTCATAGATGGCTGCTAGCTTTGCGTCCACATTGCCTCCAGAAGCCCCAGAATTGCCCTGTACGGGGTTTTCTCCTGCCATGAGGGTATAGTTATTATAAAAGGTTCCTGGCTTGTGTGGGTTCGGTGTAGTGCTTTGCTTCTTGTCGATCCAACCATCCACTTTAGCACCTGGCTGCACTTGCTCGTACAGTGGGTTGTTTGACCACACTGCTACGTTCTTGAACGGGTATTGTGATCCCTCTTGCTCGATCATTGCCTTCTTGAAAGGCTTGCCATCTCGTGTTGTAAAATCTTCTACTTTTAGTATTTCTAGTTTAGCCATGTTTCTTTATAGTTTTCTTAACTTCGTTAATAACGTACCTTTGAGCTTGCGACATTTGCTCGTGGTCTTCTGGGCTTATCTCCCCTAGTGTAATGTATTTGTCTCGTACTTGCGCCCATTTCTGGGTATTGAGTCCTACTTTGTCTGAGAAGTGAGCCTTTACATCTGCGTACTCGTTATACAAGTCCTGCAAATTGTTCGTCTCTATCTCCACAAACCCGTATTCCTCAGTCGGAATGTGTGCTTTGTATGTCATGTTGTTTTTCTCTTAATGCGTCTTTATAAACTTCTTTCTCAATGATGTCTATTAGGTTATTGACCGTGGCAAATGCTGGTAGTTTTGGTTCTATATCTATAAGCCAGTCCAATAGCATCTCTTGATTATGTATTTTTTTTCCAAGAACTGTAATCATGTTGGTTTTAGTTATCTAGTAATTCTGGGTTTTCATAGATATTTCCTATGACAGTAAACTGGGTTTCAGACCAGTGCTCCTCAACTTGGTCTATCTGTCCCCATTGAGTTTCAAACGTTGTGTAGATGTCTGGGTTGACTATGCTTTGTATCCACCAGCAAGCAAACTGTCTAACCCATCTCACCTCACCAATTTCGAAGCTTTCTGTATCATTTCTAATGTCCCCAATGATTATATCCCCTTCGTAAATCTCCTTTCCGTTCTTGTCTTTGAGGCCTGTGTATTGCATAACAACATCTTTCTCGTCTTCCAGTAAGTCCTCAATCGACCAATCTCTTATCCCGTCATGGTCTACCATTCCATGAGTTCCGCTTTCAAACTTTGCCCAAACTCTAAATTTTATTTCACGCATGTTCCATGTAGGCTCTCAACTGATAATGCAAACAGAAACTCCTTGATGTCTGCGTCTCTGTACCATTCGACCATTCTGTATAGTTCTGAGATGGTACGTTCTGACTTAGGCTTTAGTAGTATTTGTAGGTATTGGTTTTCCATATTAGTTGTTAGGCTAATCTAGTAATAATTAGTGTTGCTAATGACACTATAGCTAGCAATCCAAAGGCCCATGTCGCTGGTTTTCCAGCCTCAAGCCTTGCTAGTATTAGATTTCCGTAAACTAGCACAAGTAGAGCTGCTGTTGATATTTCATATTCCATACTAGTTATTATGCATAAACTCTAGTAATTCTTTTATGGCCTCGGCGTGGCCTATAATGTCCTGAGCTGTGTGTGCCCTGTCTTCTTCTCGGCCTGCCTCGTCGCCATTCCATGAGCCTGCTACCTCCTCCATGGATGCTATCAGCTTATTTAGGGGCTTGTATGCTGGTATAAGCATTTCCTGCATCTTTTGGTCATACCCTTCCATAAGCCTATGCCATAAAATACTCTTCTATTGCTTCATCGACCTTTGCCATTTCTTTTTCCCAGTTGTCATCTTGGGCTTCGTAGCCATAGTCTGTGTCGTCTATAAATACTTCTCCGTTCTTTGCTAGTGCGTATGTGTTCATAATAGTTTTACCTTGATCGCCCTACTGTAACTAACGAGAAACAATAGAGCGGTCAAGATACGTTAGTTTTAATGTTGGAGTGTCGAAGGGCTGGCGTGTATACAAGCACTTTGT